ATTAGCTAACAGTGATGCTTTTACTTCTTTAGTTAATTCCATCAACATGGCTATTATAGCAGTATCCAATTCTTTAGTTTGGATATATGATTTAATAGCCCCTATTGGTCAATTTATAGTTGATAATTGGTCTATAATTAGTCCACTGGTATATGGAGTTGCTATAGCCCTGGGTATACTTGCAGGATCATTAATTGCATATAAATTGGCGACGATAGCTAGTACTATCGCACAATGGGCATTAAATTCTGCTATTTTAGCCTGCCCTATAACTTGGATAATCTTAGCTATAATTGGTGTAATAGCAGTTGTATTTATGGCAGCTAATGCTATAGCTGAATTTACAGGATTAGCAAGTAATGGATTTGCTCTTATTTGTGGTGGAATAAACGTAGCCATACAATTTTTCTTAAATTTATTTAAAACTGTTCTTAATATTGGTTTGGGTATCAGTAATGTTGTATTTGCTTTGGGTCATAATATTCAAACCGCTTTTGGTAATTCGATTGCAAATGTGCAGTCGTTTTTTTACAATTTATTGTCTACTGCACTAAATGTAATTGCTAATATTGCCGAGCAGCTAAATAAGCTACCATTTATCAGCTTTGATTTTTCAGGTATAACCTCTCAGGCTAATGATTATGCGAGCAAAGCAGCGGCATTGCAAGCGAGTAAAGGTGAGTATAAATCATTAACAGATGCGTTTAATAGTGGCTTTAACACATTTGAGACTTTTAAGGACGGATGGGATTCAGATGCGTTTAATAGTGGATCTGCTTGGGGTGACTCCGTTACTAATAAATTATCGGGATTATTAAATGGATTTAATAATCCCGTATTAAACACTGATGCTTTAAACATTCCGGATATTGGAGGTATAGAAAATAGTCTTGATAATATAGGGCAAGGTGTAGGAGATACCGCAGGCAACACCGGATCAATTAAAGATTCATTAGATGTTTCATCAGAAGATTTAAAATATCTAAGGGATTTGGCTGAGAGAGATGTTATAAATAGATTTACCACCGCTGAAATTAAAGTTAATATGGGTGGTATTACAAATAACGTAAATAGCAGTATGGATTTAGATGGTATAATTGATAAATTAACAACGGGAGTCAATGAAGCTATGGAAAGAGCTGCGGAGGGAGTGCATGTATAGTTTTTATTTAGATAGAATTTTATTGCCTGTGGCACCATCAAAACTTAGTATTGGTTTTAAAAGTCATAATAAAACTTTAAATTTAATGAATGATGGAGAAATTAATATATTAAAAGATCCAGGTTTATTAGATATTAGTTTTGATGTTCTTATACCTAATACTAAGTATCCTTTCTCTATATATGAGAGTGGTTTTGAATTAGCTGATAAATATATTGAAAAAATAAATAAATTGAAGACAGATAAAAAACCTTTTCAGTTTATCGTGACTCGGACTAAACCGGACGGTATACCGATATTTAATACTAATATTAAAGTTTCGCTGGAAGAATATGAGATGAGTGAAGATGCTGAAGAAGGTTTTGACATTATGTTATCTATAAAATTAAAACAATATAAAAGTTTAGTTGACATTTGTAAAAAAGAAAATGTAGAATTAAAAATTTATAAGGATATACTTGGTAATAAAAGTTTTAGATTTACCTCTAGTATTAGTCAATTATCTAAGAAATATGGTATAAGTGAGGAATTTATAGTAGGGTTTGTTGATGGTATAAGTGTGATTGGATCAGATGTTATTGTAAATGGTGTATTACATAGAGATAGCTATGGTAAAGGAGCAGGGCAGAGTAGGAATAATTATAAAGGTAAGGTTAATCTTATAAATAAAAAAGGATCTCACCCATATCATGTAACTACACCAGAAGGTGCTTGGCTTGGATGGGTTACTGAGGGTAGTGTCAAAGGAGTTTAAATGGAACTTATAATTCAAAATGAAGATACAATTTATATTCCTTTAATTGAAGATTCTATAACTTGGAAAACTGAAAGAAAAGGTTATGCTGGACAATTAGATTTCAAAGTTTTAAATGATGGTAATATAAAGATAGAAGAAGGAAATGCAGTTAGATTTAAAGTTGGAGAGAGTAATATATTTTATGGATTCATATTTACTTTAAAATATGATAAAGAAAATATTATAACTGTTACAGCCTATGATCAATTAAGATATTTTAAAAATAAAGATACATATGTTTATACAAATAAAACAGCTAGTGAATTTTTAAAAATGATTGCAGAAGATTTTGAATTGAGTTGTGGAGAAATAGAAGATACTGGTTTTAAAATACAATCCAGAATTGAAGAAAATACAACCCTTTTTGATATGGTTCAGAATGCTTTAGATATAACCCTTGAAAATAAAAAAGAAATGTATGTTCTGTATGATGATTTTGGGAAGATTACACTTAAAAATATATCTTCAATGGGGTTAGATATATTGATAGATGAAGAAACTGCAGAAAACTTTGATTACTCATCAAGTATTGATTCTAATACATACAATAAAATTAAATTAACATTTGATAATGATAGTTCAGGTAAAAGAGATGTTTATATATCTCAAGATGGAAATAATATAAATAAATGGGGCATACTTCAGTATTTCGATACTCTCGAAGAAGGAGAGAATGGGAAGGCTAAAGCAGATGCCTTTTTATCTTTATATAACCAAAAAACTAAAACTCTTTCTATTAAAAATGCTTTTGGTGATGTTCGTGTAAGAGGTGGTTCTATGGTTATGGTACGTCTTAATCTTGGAGATGTTAAGCTTAATAATTTTATGATAGTTGAGAAATGTAAACATGAATTTAAAAATAATGAGCATTTCATGGAATTAAATTTACGAGGTGGTGTAGTTAATGCTTGATGCGAATGATCTTTTGGTTGGGATTAAAAGAGCGTCTATTGAGGCTATTGAGAATTCAAAACCTGTAAATTTAGTATTTGGTAAAGTAAGTAGTATTTCTCCTTTAATTGTAAATGTAGAAAACAAATTAAAACTAGAGAAAGAACAATTGTTATTACTTAAAACTCTAAGTAATTATACTGTTGAAGTTGAGATAGAGGAAGAAAAAAGACAAATGAAAATATACAATGCATTAAAATCTGGAGATGAAGTAATTCTTTTAAGAATGCAAGGGGGACAGAAATATTTAATTTTAGATAGGGTGGTTAAATGATTCCTAAATTTGATTTTAAAATTCCAGATAGTGTAGAAAATTATACAGAACCTAGTAAAACTTATAAAATGCACGTTGGTAAAGATTATATTAAAGGATATAACGATTTAATTGAAAGTGTTAAACAATCTGTGTTTAAAATACTAAATACCGAGAGATACAGCCATTATATTTATTCTAAAAATTATGGAGTGGAATTAGAAAATTTGATAGGTCAGCCAATTGCGTATGTTTGTCCAGAAATAGAAAGAAGAATTAAAGAAGCTCTTGTACAAGATGATAGAATTGTATCTGTAGATTCATTTTCTTTTGATGTTAAACGTAAAATTCTTTGTATAACTTTCACAGTGCATTGTATTTTTGGGGATTTTGAAGCTAGTAAAGAGGTGAATATTTAGTGTTTCAGGATATTAGTTATAAATCCATTTTAAAAAGAATGTTAGATAGAATACAGAATAATTTTGACAAAAGAGAAGGGTCTATTATTTACGATGCTCTTGCACCATGTGCAATGGAATTAATGAATATGTATATATCGCTTAATACAGTTTTGAAAGAAACCTTTGGAGATACTGCTTCAAGGGATTTTTTAATTTTACGAGCTAAGGAAAGAGGTTTATCTCCAGAATTAGCAACCCATGCAATTCTTAAAGCGTTGACTACGCATAAAGATATTGATATTAAAATAGGATCAAGATTTTCTTTAGATGTTTTAAATTATGTTGTAACAGAAAAAATTAAAGATGGTGAATATAAAGTTAAATGTGAAAGTTTAGGGCGAGTTGGAAACAGTTATTATGGTGAAATGATATCGATTGATTATATTCGTGGGTTAGAAAAAATAGAAATTGTTGAACTATTAATACCAGGAGAAGATGAAGAAGATACAGAAGTTTTCAGAAAAAGATATTTGAATTCATTTGATTCTAAAGCTTTTGGTGGGAATGTTGCAGATTATTTAAATAAAACAAATATTATTGCTGGAGTAGGATGTACAAAAGTTACTCCTGTTTGGGATGGTGGGGGAACTGTAAAATTAACTATCTTAGATTCAGATTTTAATAAAGCAAGTAAAACATTAATAGAAACAGTACAAAGTATTATTGATCCTTCTATGGATGCTGCAGGTATTGGAATTGCTCCAATAGGTCACATAGTAACTGTTGACACTGTAGAAGAAGTTTCAATAAATATAAATGTTTCTATATTGTTTGATGAAGATTATACATTTGATAATATTGAAAGTACGATTAAAAGTATTTTATCAGAATATTTGTTGGAAATAAGAAAAGAGTGGCATAGCAAAACTACAAGTATAGTAAGGATTGCACAAATAGAGTCCAGGATATTATCTATAGAAGGTGTTATCGATATTTTAAATACTAAAATTAACGGAGATAAATCTAATTTTGTTTTAAGTGAGTTTCAAATACCTGTATTAGGAGATGTTGAGAATGAAGAACGTTGATTTAATTTCTTGGCTTCCTAAATATCTTCATGAATATAAAGAGCTTGTTAAAATAATGGATGCAGAAAATCCAGAACTCGAACTCATATATAATGAAATAGAAGCTATCTTAAAGAATCAATTTATACTTAGTTGTGATGAAAAAGGCATAGCTAGATTTGAAAAATTATTAGGTATTGTTGCAGGAAAGAATGATAATTTATATGTAAGAATAACAAGAGTACTTAGTAGATGGAATGATTCTATACCCTATACACATAAAGGTTTAATTCAAAAGCTAAACATACTATGCGGTGAGGGTAATTATAATCTTAACTTTATTCATGATGAGTATAGATTGGAATTAGAGGTATATTTATTATACGGAAGCCAAATGCAAGAGTTAAAATACATGCTTTCCTATATGATACCAGCAAATATAATTATGGATTTAGAAGCTTTAAGAAGATCATATGTGAATACATATATAGGTGCTGGATTGAATAGACAAAAGAGTTTAAAAGTTAGTATCGGGACTTCAATAGAAGATTCAATTGAATCTTCTTTTTTTATTGGAACTGGTATCAGGAGAAACAAAAAAATAACTATACATTTTGATGGCGATTTAGATTTATGGATTAATCAAAAAGTAAATCTAGGAGTGGGAATTAAAAGATATAAACGACTTATTGTGCGTATCAAATCCTTAGCAAAAAAATCAATTGTAGGTCGATTTAGAATTGGAGAAATGAAGGTAGGTGAAATAAATGCAAATACATAGTTTTAAGTTACTTAGTGATAACGTAAGATTGATGCCTAAATTAATTTTTCGAGGTAAAAACATAGAAAATTTAGACCAATTTCCACGTGGGGGTATATCCGTATCTTGGACTGGAGATCCAGAGGTAGTAGATAATGGTGTAAAAACTGTACCTGGTACATATGGTATGTTTAACTATGCCATGAGCGGCTGGCAAGAATTTACAATGTGTTACACATTTAAGATACATGCCAAGGCGGAATGGAGAGGATTTTTAAATTTAGCTTGGGGGCGCTCTACAGTAGGTATGCGGATTGAGAACGGATCTGGAGATAGAGCGCATGAAACCTATTTGTGGGGTATCAACAATGATGACACAGCTATAGTATCAATAGTAGGTGGTCCACCTTATTTTGTAACTGATGTTGATAAAATTTATAACTTAATTGTAGTCGTGTCAAAAACAGAGCCTGTGAAGATATATGTAAATGGTAATCAAACACATGAGCTTATACAACCTGATGATAAAAAAGGGTTTAACGGTAAGGGCCATGCTAATATAGACACTCATGCTTTTAATAGGCGATTATCCGCTAATAGATCTGATGATAATGTAACACATTATGCTCTACGAGTTTGGGATAAGGCTTTAACATATGATCAGATAATGCAAGAGGTGTTAGCAGATGCCAAAGATTATGGCATTGATATTACAATACATAGATCTGTCGCAAATAAATTTAAGGTCAATGAATATAAAGTTGGGGAGTGAGATAATGAGCTACACAAAAACTGAGTGGATTGATAATGTTACTATAGTTGATGCTGCAAAACTTAATAAGATTGAGGATCAATTGGAGACTTTAGATACTCAAAAAGTGAGTAGGGATGGGAATAAAGGACTGTCCAGTAATGATTTTACAGATGCTTATAAAACTAAGCTTGATAATTTAGAGGATACGATATCAACTTCGACGGAAGATAAAGTCGACAAAGAGGATGGTAAGGGTCTCTCATCTAATGATTTTAGCGATGAATATAAGGTCAAAGTTGACTCGATTGCAAATGTGACAACAGACATAACAACAATCCAATCGACACTGGACACTAAAGTTGATAAAGACGGCAATAAGGTTTTATCCGATAATAATTTTACTAATGAGTTAAAGCAAAAAGTAGAGAGTATAGATGCTTTAAATACTACTTTAGATACTAAGGTAGATAAAGTTAACGGTAAAAGTTTATCATCTAATGATTTTACAACTGAGTATAAAAATAAGGTTGACTTAATAGATGGAATACAAACAAAGGTTGATAGACTAGAGAGAGCATCCGATGTAATAGAGATAACAGCGGTTGATGGTAATATTACGCTTGATACTAATAGAATCTATAGGACTACTATTAGTGAAGATACTACATTTGTTTTACCTGCAACAGTAGAAGATAATAAGTTTAACCAGATATTAGTACAAGCTAATATATCAGATGGAGTTAATATTGATTTTGGCACTGAGTACTATTTTGGCAGTGGGTATCAAGGAGATGCAGGTAATTATAATTTTATTTTTGAGCATAACGGCAGTGATTGGGTATATGGTGCTCTATACACAGGAGGTCAATAGTGCAAAATAAGAACTTATTTTTTGAGTATGTGGTATTGACTACTAAGAGTTACGAGTTTGTAAGTCACGTGGTAGCAGGTAAACAAATGAGATTTACTAAAGCTCAAATAGGTGATGGTGAGGTAATAGATCCAGATAATCTTGCTAATTTGGATGAGCTTATTAACTACAAAAGCGATGCTGATATAGTAGGTGTACGAGGTGATGGTAAGCAAGCAATTATAGATATTAATATAAATACCGATCATGTAACGGATGCTTTTAAGTTCCGTGAAGTCGGTATTTTTGCTGAAATTGATGGAGAGGAAATACTTTATGCTTATCTTAATGCCGGTGATAAATTTGATTACTTAACACCGAATGAAGGAGGTCAAACATTTAGCCAAACCATACAATTTGTAGTTGCGGTAGGAAATGCTGCAAATGTTGAGATTGTATTTAGCAAGGTAGATATACCTGATGCATCTATAAGATTATCAATGCTATCAGACGAGATTATGGATTATATTAATGGAATACAATCTGATATAAGCGAGCACATAACAAATGATATTTTAGGTTCCGGAGTTCATGGGTTAAAGTTTGATGAGACCCAAGCTAAGTTAAAATACAATAAAAATGGAGCGTGGATAGATATACCAACAGGGCAGGCCGCAGAATCCGAGATTAACAATCATAAACTTTTGTCAATCGTTAATGATAGTGGAGTACATGATTTTAGATATGTGGTAGACCGTAAAAAACTCCAATATAAGACTGATACAGGCTGGGCTGATATGGAGATCGAGGGGACTGGTGATATATCGGTCACCGGATTGACAGCTGACACCTTAAGAGCAGGGGTAACAGTTGTCATAACAAGAGGTGATCAAGAGATTGATAGGATTGTTGGATCTTATACAGCTGATGAGACAGCAACGAG